AGGTGATAAGATTGGTGATGATAAACAAATCACTATTGAAATTGTAAAACCAAAAGATAATGGCGAAAACTAAAACATTAAAAACAGGTAGAACATCTTTTGGTAAAAAGAAAAAAGGGGTTCATACAAAGAAGGTAAATAAAAGAACACCACTTACAAACAAATACAGAGGACAAGGTAGATGAAAAGAACAATAGCAAAAAATACATTATCATTTACGACATCAAAAACTATGATGTATTTAAGAACCCCAACTGATATATGGGAATCAATATCAAAAGAGTTTAATTTTACATTAGATGCTTGTGCTTCAGATGAGAACCATTTGTTAGAAAAATATTACACAAAAGATAATAGTTGTTTAGATAAAGATTGGACTGGAGAAGTAGTTTATTGCCACCCTCTATTTGATATTTACATCGGCAAGTTTGCTGAAAAGTGTTATAAAGAAATGATAGAACACGATGTTACATCTGTTATGTTAATTCCATCATCAACTCACACAAGATATTTTCACAAATACATTTATAAAAAACCAAATGTGGAAATTAGATTTTTGGAGAAACCTGTTAAGGGTTTTAGATTTTTACACGATGGGGGTATTGAAGATGACCCAACAAAAATAGGATACATAAAACCACTAATGCTGGTAATTTTTAATAAAAAATAATATGAATGAACATACAAACAACAATAGTATTTGAGGAATTATTAAAGTCAGATGAACTTGGAAAACGAATTGTTGTTGCTGTTGGTGGTTCAAGGTCAGGCAAGACCTTTAACATTTTAATCTATTGGATTAGTAAATTACTACAAGAGAACAACAAAACTCTAACCATCGTCAGGAAAACATTACCAGCACTTAAGAATTCTGTATTGAAGGACTTGATGGTTGTGTTGGAAATGTTCGGTCAATATGACCCCAACAAATGGCACAAACAAGAGGGGTATTATGAACTTGGAACAAATATTATAAATTGGATAAGTGTTGATGAACCACAAAAGTTAAGAGGTAGTAAAAGGGATTACCTGTATTGTAATGAGGCGAACGAATTACGAATTGAAGATTGGAACCAGTTAATCTTTAGGACCACAGACAAAGTCATCTGTGACTTAAACCCATCAGAGTTATCATCGTGGGTTTATGATTTAGATAACAGGGACGATTGTTATTACTTTAAGACAACTTGGAGGGATAATCCATTTATAGAAGATAGTATCATTAAAGAACTTGAGTCACTCAAAGACAAAGATGAAAACCTTTATCGTATCTATAACTTGGGTGAACGAGGTATTGCCACACAAATGGTCTTTACCAAATACAACACAATAGAACATATACCTCAAGGATTAAAACTACTTGGTAGAGGAATGGACTTTGGTTATAATTCACCCACAGCATTTGTTGAGGTCTACAAGGACGAAGACACCCTCTACATCAAAGAACTATTGTTCGTTAGGGGTATGACTATGCCAGATATAGTTCATCGTTTAGAAGGTCTTAAAATCGATAAGACAGATGTGATATGGTGTGATAGTGCTTCACCCCAAAACATAGAAGAACTTAAACGAAATAGATGGAATGCCAAACCAGTAAATAAGAAAAGTATATTACACGGTATAGATTTGATTAGAAGACATCATATCTTTATTGAACAGACATCAAAGAATATCTTACAAGAGTTTGGTTCTTATAGGTTCAAGGAAGATAAAGATGGAAACTTATTGGACACACCAGAAGATGATAACAACCATACGATAGATAGTATCAGGTATGTATTAGAAAGCACAATAAATAAAAAGTCAGGAAAGATTACAATAGTATGATAGAGTTAATTGTAGATAATGAAGTGGTTAAAGTTCCAAATGAAATAAACATTGGAATGTATAGACAGATAAACTTAAATCAAGTGAAGTATAAGAACCCACTCCAACTGATTAGTTTATTTACCAATATGACGGTTCACGAATTAAAGAACTTAAGGAAAGACCAAATTGATTTATTAGAATTATTCATATCGGATAAGTTGGTATTACCTGATGGTTCAAAGTTAGTGATGACTTTTGAGCACGATGGAATTGAATATGGATTGGAGAACGATTGGTCCAAGTTGGCTTGGGGAGCGTGGGTAGATTTTGAGGTATATTGTGCTGATGATAAAATATATGATAACCTACATAAGATAATGGCAATACTTTATAGACCTGTAATATCAAGGGATAAGAAGAACCCATTAAAATATAAGATTGCTCCATACAAATCAGAAGAGATTGAAGAACGAGCATCAATAATGGAATTGGTGCCAGTATCAATTTGGTTGGGAGCATCGGTTTTTTTTTTGGAAATCGTAACCATATTTATAAACTCTATAAAGAATTCTTTGGAGTTGAAGATGAAGAGTCATCAAATGATAATAAAGGGTTGGAAGATGATGCCGAAGATGATACAAAAGGTTCTTCCTCTAGATTTTATTTTACCCTCACTTACCAACTCGCAAAAGAAGATGTTACAAAGTTTAGCGAAGTAGAAAACACAAATCTATATTTATGTTTAAACACAGCATCGTTAATGAAAGAACAGGCTGATAGACAGAAAGAAGAAATAAGGAAGATGGAAAAGAAAAGTCAGATGAAATAAAACAACCATTATTTATACAAGATGAATTACCAAAACTATACACCACAATATATTACCTACCATAAGATTATTGATTTTATGGAATCAGTTCAACAAGCATCACCAAGATTAAAATCATTTGGTCACGGCGATGTTGTTTATTTTTCACAGACATTAACTGGTGGGACGGCAACATATCCATATATGTTTGTAACTCCAATGAATATTGCTTACTCTGAAAACACAACTCAATACCAGTTGAATATAATCTTTGGTGATATAGTGAATACAGATTTATCAAATGAAGTAGATGTTGTTTCTGATATGTCGTTGGAAGCAAGAAATCTATTATCACAAATATACAGAGGTTCATTATTTAATGATGTTGCTGATGTTCAATTGCCAACAAGTGCTACACCATTTCTTGAAAGGTTCAACGACCATATCGGTGGTGTATCATTAGATTTAGTTATAACGGTTATGGAAGATATGAATGCGTGCGAACAATACCCGACACCATCACCGAGTCCAACACCAGTTTGTATCTAATATGGACTTTAAGATATTAGGTGAGGTTGCTGATTTATTAACTAACTCATTTAAGGAGCAACTGAATATTCCAAGAAGACCAACAACATATGGGGGTCAAGGAAAACCAGGAGCACCAAAGAAAACAAATGTTCAATCAAGACCTTATGCGTCTGGTAATTTATACAGGAACATTAAAGTTGTTGTTGTTGAAAATACACAAACAGGTTTTCCTGAACTTGTTTTGGAAATGCCGATTGAAGGACAATTTGTTAATGATGGTAGAAGACCTGGCAGATATCCACCAATAGCACCAATAGATAAGTGGGTAAGACAGAAGGCAACAATTCAAGGGATAAGAGATGCCAAGGGTAGGTTTATATCAAGAAAATCTTTGGTCTTTTTGGTTAGACGCTCAATAGGAATATATGGTTATGGTGGAAACGATTTTATAATGAAAGGATTAAACGAATCATTACCACAAATAATTGAATCATATGGAGAAGAGGTAAGTGCCTATATCTATTTTCAAGTTCAACAAATTATAGATAAATTAAGAAACAAAAATGATTAACTATACACATACCCCACCAAAGTTTTCACCTGTTTATACAGATGGATTATTCTTTACAGTATCAGCAGATACAAACCATTTCAAGTTTAGATATGTTTATGATATCTATGCTGATGGAAATCTAATCTTTCAAGGTAAAGCCACACCAAACCCATTTGACTTGGGTGTAATTGATGTATCAAGGATATTAAAATCTTATGTTAGTAATATTCCCGTTTCACAATGGGACACAACACCAATATACACACACCAAACATTCCCTTTTTCAAGACCAAATAATCCTGAAACAATAAACTACCAAGTTTATGTTGGATATGAATACTCTTCAACAGAGTTAGGTCAAGTAACTGGTTTCACTGGTAATGGTGATGATATTGGTGAGCCAGCAGTAACAGAAGGTTTATACAAAACATTCCAATCAACGATGGGGGTAAATGGTAAATCAAATATCCAAGATTTTAATATAGGTCAATTCGTATTATCAGGAACTCCAACAGGAACAAACCCAACAACTGATTGTTTATACTTAACAAACTCACCTCGTAATAGAGACCTTGATGAATCAGAATATTATACATTAGGTTTTACAAACTATTATTTGGCTGATGATATTTTATCTGAACCATATTATGTTCAATATAATTTTTATGATATTGATGGTGTGTTAATCACCGGTGTTACCGTTGATAACATTACGACAAATGGTGGAGGACCAAGAACAGATTGTGATTATGTTTATCAATCAACAACACTAATAAATCCAACAGGAGACACAGGATACAATACTCTATATGTTGGTGCTGGTCCAATGAACCTTGAACCAATTATGCCAGTTGGTGCTGTTCAATATACAATTCAACTATTCGGTAAGTTTACAGGCTCAACATCACCAATACAACCATCGCCTACCCCAACTCCCACCCCAACCCCAACACCAATACCAGGACCTTGTAGTGGTGTTTGTAATTCATATTCTGTAACAAATCAAAACTTTAACCCTATTGAAATATCATATTGGGATTGTCCAACAAGTAGATATATTACAGCAATTGTTGGTGGTCAAAGCACATTTATTATAAATTGTTCTTGCTTAAATGGTATTGCGTATGAGGGTGAATTAATTATTACATTAAATGGTGATTGTATTTCAGACATACCTTGTTTAACTTGTTATGATATTACAATTTATAATGAAGATGCTGAATCATCTTGTTCATACACTTATTATGATTGTGATACACAAACATATGTTACGGTAACTCAAGCACCATTAACAGGTAGAAATATAGATTGTGCTTGTCCAACAATACAAGAATCGTGTCCCGCATTATCGGTTACACTAAATTCAATTTGTTCAGGACCAACTCCGACCCCTACACCATCAAGACCACCAAATACTTTGAACTGGTTTTTCAGCACACAACTTGGAGTGTATAATGCGAATGTAACATTACCAACATTACAAATCGTTCAACAATCGACTAGCACAACATTAGTTGGAACGAATAGTTTCGGTAGTGGTGTTGTGTATTTCTTTTCAGATTACTTGGATATAACATCAACATTCACATACCAAAATAATGTTGGTAGTATAAACGACTTGGCTATTGTTGCTGGAACATCATTAGGTGATGATACCTATGGAAGATTAGATATTCCTGCTCCAACTCCAGGAACAACATACACATTAACTGCTTCACCATATATTCCCGCATCTGGCAACATATATGTAACAATTATAACATCTTAAATTATGGCAATAAAACCACAACCAGTCCCTACTACCTATGTGTTAGGTAATTGTTCAGGATACACACCAGTATCCGAAATATTCACAATAAACATTCAACCTGTTTGTAATAGGTCGGGTGTTACTATGTATCAATTTATGTGGAAAAACAGATATGGTCATTACGATTATTATTTGTTTAGAGCAGGTAAAGATGAAGGGTTAGATATTTCAAGAGAAGTGTATAAGGAGTGGAGCGTAAATTGGGGTGGTGAAGACCCAAGCAAAGAGCCATACTCAAGAGGAACGGTTGATGCGACAGTATCTATCGTTGAAACACATATCGTCAACACAGGGTTTCTAAATCAACCGGACTTTATGTTCTTGGAAGAACTTTATACATCAAACGAAGTATATGAAATCCAACAAGATGGAAATTTAAGACCAATAAACATAGTCAATACAGAGTTCATTAGAAAAAACAAAGGTAATAGAACAATTACCAATTTAGAAATGACTTATGTGTATAGCAATAACATTGCGTTAATGAACTAATATGGATACCAGTTTAATTTTATACTTAAATGGCGAGTGGAAAACTGTAGATTTATATGAGGACTTACCAATTTCTGTCGTTATTCAAGAAACAGATATTACAGATTTTCAAGGTAGGAAATCCCCATACTCAAAACA